ATATCGTCTCGTGACTGGAGTTCAGACGTGTGCTCTTCCGATCTAGGAGGAGACGTTGGAAACTTCTTCACGATAGTTTGCCTTTAGCTGTTATAAATGCTTTAAAAAATAATGGTGAAGTTACAGTGACAGTAGCACAAGTCAAGAATTTTATCGAAAGAATCAGGGATGGCACAACATACACAGGACTTGATTAATGGCAACTGACTATATAAAAACCGTTAAACCAACTGGTGGAGATTACACCAAGATCAGTACTTGGGAATCGACTGAACAGCAGAATCTTGTCACTGCTGATAGGATTGGTATCTGCGAATGTTATAAGGGAGATTATTCAGGGATAAACGGTGGGTTAAATTACATTGATGACAGGTGTCAAGTTGCCGGATGGACAGTTGACGCTACCCGCTACATTAAAATATATGCCCCTTCTGGACAACGACACACAGGAAAAACTAAAAGTGGGAGTGATTATACGGGTTTTTGCATAAAGGATAATGGGAGTTGGGGTTCTACTTTAAATATAGACCATGATTTCACTGTTATAGAAGCGCTAATTGTTGATGTTAATTCCGCAGGTCATGAGGGTGCAATAGATACGGTAGGTGGTGCCTCTTCTACCATACAGGAAAACATAATCTGCAACGTAACTGCCACTGATGTTCCTGCAATATGGTATGGAAGTACAAACAAGATTTATAACAACATCCTGCACGATGTTTATTGTGGGATGGATGGGATTAATTGGTACAGTGGCTCTACAATTTATAATAATACTGTAATAGATTTTACTACTTATGGTATTGCTTTTAGTCCTGCTAACGGCGGTGGATCAGGGGTTTGGAAAAATAATCTTTGTAAAGCGACTGCTCCAACAGCATGCTTTTATCACAATCCTGGCTCTACTGATCCTATAAATCAATATAACGCCTCTTCTGATGCCACTGCTGATGATTGGGATGGAACGGGTTGCCGTATCAACCAAACTTTCACTTTTGCGAATGAGGCGAATAACGATTTTCACCTCGCTTCAAATGACGCAGGGGCATTGAATTTTGGAGTCGATCTTTCAGCAGTTTTTACCATAGATATTGATTATGCAACTCGTCCAACTGGAGCAGGCACTTGGGACATCGGGGCGGATGAGTATGTGTCGGCAGGTGGTGGCCCAGATATATCTCAAACATGGATTCACGGAGTAGGATAATTGGCATCTAATACTTACACAAACATCGGTGCGAATACTTGGATATGTCCCAAAGGAATCTATACTGCCAACATTGAATGTTGGGGAGGTGGCGGTGGAGGCGGTTCTGTAATTCTATCAACCAGAGCAGGTGGCGGTGGGGGCGGGGGTGCGTATGCCAAACTAAATAATATGTCCGTCAGTCCTGGCACTACTTATAATCTCTTTTGCGGGAATGGCGGGAACTATGGAAGCGGTAATGCAAACGGGTCTAATGGTACAGCATCTACCTTTAACAATGCTACGAATGTGATTGTGTGTCGTGGAACTTTTGGGGAGAGAGGATTAAGAGCAGGGACTGGTGGTGCTGGTGGTGCCAATGCTAACTCGATAGGAGATGTCAAATATGCAGGGGGTGCGGGTGGCACGAATTCCAATGCCGTAACGGGTGGCGGTGGTGGCGCCTCGGCAGGGACGGCGGCAGACGGCGGTGCTGGCAATAGCAATGCCCCTCCCAATGGCGGTATCGCTCCAAGTGGTGGTGGCAACGGCGGAAGTGGTGGCGGGGCGAATGGGAATGGTGTTGCTGGAACGGCCCCAGGAGGAGCCGGAGGCGGATCAGGAAATAATTCAGGAGGAACAAAGATTGGTGGTAGAGGTGGTAATGGACAAGTTATTGTCACCTTTTCTGATGCTCGCATTTTAAGAAATAACGAAGTTGAAGCCTTAGTTGAAGGAAATGTGAGAATAGGAATCTCTAAAAAGATTATCAGTGAAACAGTCAACCTTATCGTTGTTGCCACGTCAATCCTTCAAAAATATATTTGGACTATCCCAGAAATTTTAAATTTGATTGATGGATTGATTAGAAAGTCATTATTAAAAAGAATCGTAAATGAGACGGTCAATATCGTTGAAACCATAGTTAATTATATTCCTGGCCTCGCTCCTGTCGTCAAAATTGTCAATGAGATAGTCAATATTTCAATCGTTCCGTTTAGCAGGCTAAAGAAGGCAGTTAGAATCTCTGATAAAGTCAATATCATTGATGGGTTCATCAAAAAGACCTCTGCCGGACTCATCAAGGTAATGATTGATACGATTAATATCGTCGAATCACCGATAAGGAGATTAAGGTCAATCAGGATAAAAAGCGAAACAGTCAATATCGTCGAGGGATTGATAAGAAGGAATCGGTTGGTTCGGGCAATTAGCGAGACGGTCAATCTGGTAGAAGGATTGATAAGGAGAAATAGGTTCGTTCGATTAGTCGGAGAAGTATTAAATATCATTGAAGGTAAAGTAACAAAGACCTTTACTCAGACCAAGAAGATCGTTTCCGATACCATCAATATCATCGAATCAACAGCCCGAAGACTTACGGTAATTAAGATTGTCAGCGAAGTTGAACGAATCGTTGAAGGTATAGTCCGCAGGGGTTGGGCCGTTAAGATTAAGGGCGAAACCATCAATATTATCGAGGGGATTATTAGAAGATCAAGAGCCGTGAGAATAGCAAGCGAAGTGGTTCAAATAGTTGAATCTTTTATCAGGAGATCAAGGGTGGTGTGGCGGATTGCCGAGACGGTTCAGATCGTAGAGGGCAAGGTAACAAAGACATTCACTCAATTAGTAAAACTGGTCACAGACAAGGTAAATCTCGTAGAGGGGACGGTTAGAAAATCACTTTCTCAGATGACGAAGGTGATTGGCGAAACCGTTCGTTTAATTGAAGTCATTGTCAAAAGACCTCGCATAGTCAAGATCATTACCGATGTAGAGAGATTGATAGAGGGCTCAGTTCGGAGGATGTGGGCAAGACCAATCGTCAATGAAACGGTCAGGATAGTTGAAAATATATCCCGCCGGATGTGGACGCGGAAGATTATAAATGAGACGGTCAGGATTGTTGAGGGATTCTATAACTGGACAAGTGGCAAGGTTGAATCATGGTTCAAATTTTTTCGAGCAAATCGTTCTCATGTCGTATTCGAGGCCGATGGGTTGTCCTTGAATTTTAAGGCAATTAAAAAGTTTCTAAGGTTCAGGGCAGAATGAAAATTCACCATTTCATTCTCGGTTTGATGTTGCTTCCATTTTACCCTTTGATTAAAAGGAGGCAGGGTCAAAACGAGAAAATTCAAGTCGGAGAAAGGGTGGTGGTGGTAACAAGAGACGAGATGGGGAAAAAGAAAATAATCAAATAAAAGGAGGAGAGAGATGAGAAAATACGCAATGAAAGATTTAATGATCGCTCAAAGACTTTTTAAGAAAAGTCCCGACGACAACGTGGTTGTCCTTCTTCAAAAGGGGGGGAAGCTGATCGACTTTGTTTTCGGGAAGAACATCGTCACAACCACGGGAGATGTTTACTATGCTCAGAAAGCCTGTGGTGAAACTCCGACCAATAACTACACGGACATGTATCTGTGCAATAACCATGTCGGGGCTAACTCCATGGTCAAAACGGACAACCGGGGAAACTTCACAGACATCGCTTCGACGAACAAGACCAAGAGCGCCAACTATCCGAGAACGGCAGACCCCGACACCGATAATACTGGAAACGGCGCAAACATAGCTTCTTGGCTCTTCAGTTATGCAGCAGGGGACTTTAATGCTGCAAACATCGGCTGGGCTTATGTGACGAAGAATGCTCCCGGGGCATCTGAAAGCCTTCTTTGTGGCATTACCTTTTCAGGAGTTTGGACGAAGGATGCGAACACCAGCGCCAAGGTGTTTGTCAATCATGGAGAAAACGGCGTATAAAAATTAGGGAGGTGCGAAATGACCATCCTTGGGTTCAATAACGCCCTCAGGAAGCAACCATCCGAAATTCTATCCATACGGACGGAATGGGCGGATGTTGCGGCGAGCCTTATTTTAAGTGGCTACGTGATCAATGCCGTAGATCTTACTGTATTGGACGGGGCTGGAAACAATTCTACGTCAGCGATGGTATCGGGTTCGGCTACCATCGATGCAAACAACCATTATGTTTCGGCAACGATCAAGAACGGGTCAGACGGCAAAGATTACTTTGCAAGATTCAAAACCACATGGACTAAATCAACCCAACCCGATCAGATAGTCGAAAGAGACTTGATGATCGAAGTAAGGGAGAAAGGATTCTGATTATGAGTTTAAAGGAAAAGATGATGGATTACCTCAATTCGGATAGGAAGAGGTCAATCTATGTCCCAGAGTTCAACGAAACCGTTTATTTTACTCCCATTACGGTTGTCCAGATGGAAAAGATTATGACCCTTTCTCAGAACTCAATGTCTGCAACTCATGTCTGGACTATTATTGAAAAGGCAGAGAAAGAGGATGGAAGCAAGGCTTTCGGGGTAGAGGATAAGCCCTTTATCGAACAAGTTCCCTGGAGCATTGTCACCAAAATAACAGGGGAGATTATGAATGTCGTTCCGGTTGAAGAGGTAATAAAAAATTCAGAGAAGACCTCTTCCACTTGAACCTGTTCGCCTTGGCGGATAAGAAAAAAACATTTATCAGTGACTTAAAAGACCTGACACTTGATGAAATACAGCAATGGATCGCGTTCTATGAAATTCAGGCAGAGGAGATAAAGGGAAATGGCTAAAGAAAGCACCCTCACCCTGACCCTGAAGGTTGACGACCAGGGAACGGTTGTTCTGGACAAATTCACCAAGTCCATCCAGAAGGCCAGTGACGACGTTAGTAAAATGTCAAAGTCGATGCAGGTCGTCTCCGTGGCTGCCTTCGTCAACATTGCTCAGCAGGCCATGAACGCCGGAGAACGGGTTTTTAATTTTGCCAGATCGATTGCCTCTGCCGGGAACGATATCCAGAGAATGTCTCGTGTCTTCAATATGACGACAGAGGAGTTTCAGAAGTGGTCTTATGTTGCCAAGATGGCGGATGTGGACATGGAAGGATTTGGACAGGGTTTCAAATTCCTCACCCGATCTATGAGCGAGGCTCTCCAGGGGTCGGGAGATGCCGCCAAGGCCTTTGATCTTCTCAAAATCAGCCTTAAAGACACAACGGGTAGGACCAAGGACCAGCAGACCGTTATGATGGAGACCATCGGGGCGCTTGAAAAATATGCCGATGGAGTGAATAGGGATGCATTGATGCTGGCTGTTTTTGGCCGTGGTTGGATGTCCATAAAGCCTCTGGTAGATCAGGGAACGAAAGCGATAGAGGAGAATAAAAAAGCCGCTGAAAGATTGAACACTGTTCTTGGTGTTGATTTAATAAAAGCCTTGTCTGAATCAGATGATTCTTTTAAGCGATGGACGGCTGTCTGGCAAGCCTCAAAATTGACTTTCTGGACTCCGATGGTTCAGACGTTTACCGATTTATTGGAAGCAATATTGAAAATAAAGGTGGCCTTAGATTCCCCACCGTCGGTTGATAAATTCAAAGCCCGTCTCCAAGAACTTCAAGAGATTGCAGGTCAAAAGGGATTGGCCCCATTTCAAAAGGAAATGGTTGAAAACCAAATAAAAACCCTTCAGGAACGAATTGGGGAACAATACCCCGAAGCACCCACACAAATAAAGGAATGGGTTGCTGGTTGGACTCCAAAAAAGAAAGCAGAAGCCCCGGGGCTCCCAGGGGCAGAAGATCTCAAGGTAAAGAAAGAATGGTTCGAGAGTCTTTCTAAAAACGCTGAAATGATGGAAAGAATGTCCTTCCCTGGATTTGAAGCCTTCTGGGTGGATCTGAAAGAAGGAAAGGAGGATGCAGATAGATTATTGGAAGCCTTTGTTAAGGCAAACGCAAAGATAGACGAGGGGAATATTCAAGAACTTTTAGACCAATATGATCAATTTGGTGACACCTTGGAAACGATTTCAGAAAGGCTGGAATACTCCAAACTCATACATCAAGAATGGTTAGAGGAATATTCGAAGGTAAGTAAGTTGGAACAGGCATGGGAGGATTTCGGGCAGTCAATCGCTGACAATTTCAACACCATGTTCGTCGATGTTATGACCGGTGGGTTTAAAAATGTTGCAGATGTCTTCAAGAAATTCTGCAATTCACTTCTCAATTCCTTTGTCTCGGCCATAGGAAAGATGATCGTGGAATGGGCGCTCTTTGAAACCACGACAACGGCTGGGAAAACATCCAAAAGTTTCCTCGGATCGGGAAGTGGTCTTGGAGTGGCTGTCAATTGGATAGGGGGTTTACTCGGCTTGCAGCATGGCGGAGTTTTCACCAGTCCAACGCCAGCCCTTATCGGCGAAGCAGGCCCCGAGGCCGTGATTCCCTTGAAGGGCGGAAAGATACCCATCGAGGGTGGGAAGAAGGGTGATACCTATGTCACTTATATTGAAGCGACGGATGTGGATTCATTTTCCAGAAAATACGGGTCCGTGATCGAGGGAATTTATTTCAAGGGAAAGCGTTTCAATAAAATGTCGATGAGGTAATGAGATGGCTACTTATCCCGCAAGTCCAATCCCTTCCTTTTCTTTTTCGAAGGAAATAGGATATCGAACCCTAATCTCCAACTTTGAGAACGGGGCGGAACAGCGTAGAAATAAATGGTCGCAAGGGAAAAGGCAATTCACATTGACTTACAAAACGTTGACATTGACCGAAGTCACTGTTATTTGGGATTTCTTTGTGGCCCGGAAAGGTTCTTTTGAATCATTCGACTATGTAGATCCGACCACCAGCACGACTTATGTCGTTAGGTTTATGGAAGATAAGTTTACTTTTGAGGAATTTGCCTATCTTCTGACTTCATCGGGAATTAATATGATTCAGGTACTCTAATGCCAGAAACCATAAACCAGAATTACATTACCGAAAAAAACAAACCTGCCAATTCTCCGATCATGCTTTACGAGATCACTATCCCTTCGCCCTCCTCAATCCTCTATCTTTGTGAATGGGATGTCTCGGTCGTTTATCCTACGTCTGGGGGACAAACTTACCTCCCGTTTCCTTTGTCGCATGAGGGGGTTGGAGCAAATATCCTGGGTGAGATCGATTCGGTCAGGGTTAAACTCTCGGCGGTGGACAGGTCGATCATTACGAAACTCGTTACGAATAATGGCCTAATCGGTAGCAAGGTCGTGATGAAGTTGGTCTTTGCCGATCGATTAGACGATTCAGCGGCGAATATCTCGGCCACTTATTATATCGATTCAGTCGCTACGACTGAACAAGAGGCGGTATTCAATTTAACGTCAAAACTCGATCTCTATGAGGTCGTCATCCCTGGCAGGATGTTTGAAAGGGATCATTGTCAGTGGACATTCAAGCAAGAGGGGTGTTGGTTATGGCTGACAGGGGTATGGACTGCTCCTGGTGGATTTTCGCACGATAATGAGGATTGCGACCATTCCAGAACGGGTTCTGCAGGATGCAAGTACCACACTAATTCATCCAGGTTTGGCGGGTTCCCCGCTATTCCAATGAGGGGGTTGCGAATTGTTTGATAAATAGAAGATTTAAATAATGTCTGCCGGGTGGGCCTCGAACCCACACTCTCCCTTTTAGAAGGGGGCCTTGTCCATCGGTAGATTGTCCCGGGCAAATCATCCCGATTGTAAAAGATTTAAGCGACCGGCAGCGAAAGTATTATAACAAAATAAATTATAAAGTAAATCAATTTTTTAGGAAGGCAAAAGATGGAACGTTTCTCTAAACAGAAATCAGAACAGATAGCGCAGAAATTGTTGGGGATGTCCTTTGAAATGTGCGG